GTAGATTTATATCTTACACCATACGTAAATCTCTAGATTATTATCCTGGATACAAAAAAAATTTCATATATATAGTGCTTACGCACTATACATACTACAAAAAAGTAGCCAGAGATACTTGTCAGTTAAGACAGCAAATCTAAAAATATAACGCATGAGCGTAGGATTTTACTTCCATTCAAAGAACGGCATACCTCCCACCTAGCGAGGGTATCTTTAATTGTGATTACGCTGGAGCGTAATCGTTATTAGCATTTGGAATTGGATAATCAAATAACACAGGAACACTTACAAAAAATACTGGGTTGAAATCAACACCAGCAGAATAGTAAACTTCCATTGAAGGCCATGCTCGTGTAGCAGATGCAGCAGCATCTGTTGTAAAACTAGCATTAATCATCACATTATCATAATTATATTGTCCTGAGTCATATGTTAGATTAGTGAACGCATGTGGCGCTAAACTAAATCGATTTAGACTATATTGAGGAACATTAATGGATAATGCTGATTGTGTATTTGTATTCGTTACCGAAATACCATTTTGGCCTGAGGCCTTACGGAATGTACTTCCGTTAGTGGTTATTGCACTTCGTGCATAAAAAGATTCGAATTCAACCCCTGCAGTTGTTGTAAATCGATTAACATGTTGTAGTGTCGGAGCAAAATTAGTGCTCGCGTAATGACGTGCTGCTGTTAATGAATCAACATAATTAATTGAAGCAGGACATATTGGATTTATATGAATGTTAGTACTTCCTCGGAAGCCCACATAACAATTCATAATCCATCGTAAAGGATGATTTTTAACATAATTAAATCTTTTAGGTGTTGAACCAATTGATGAAGCAGCCCAATTAAATCCCCAATCAGTATCATAACCATACATTGGTGGAATTCTAGGCAGTAAATTGGTTGTAAACTGATAACCTGACTGAACATAAACACCAGCAGCTGTTTTAAATTGTCCAAGTGGTTGAACAAAAGATAAACTAGAACGATGAATCAGTGGTCTCAATGATACAATACTTTCTCCTGTTGTAATCAAATCAATAGCATCATCATGTGTAGGTGTTTGATGTGCAATATTTTCACTTGAGTATTCAAGAGATTGTACTGATAGTGGTGATAGTGTTTGAGTGATATCTCTAGGTCGAGCATATCTAAAATCACTTCCTGGTTTTGAGAATAATAACATATCTATTGAAGGATTTGCAGCTGGTCCAGACAATACATTTAAAACGCGTACGGTAAACATACCATTTTGCGTAATTTTATTTAAAGGTAAGGTTGGAGTTGGAGAAATAGATATTCCATCACCAATACCATTAGCTAAATACGGTGTATATGCTTTATACGGGATTTCAAATTCAATTTCATCATCTGTGGCTAAATCTACCACACGACTATAAACTGCTGTTTCAATATTAGTTACTCCAATAAGTGAAACATTAGGATCCCAAGCAATTAACAAACGTCCCTTATGATATTTTGTTTTTACAAATTTTATACGGTAAATAATAGAACCGCGCCAATATTCAAACATACGTCCAAAATAGGCTAAAGGTGTCATAAAATTTCCCGTTTGGGGGACAGATGTAATAAATGAGGTTTGACCTGGAAAAACATATCCTGTAAACAATGGCGTACTAACAGCATCAGCTGAAGTCCAAACATTAGATTTAATAAAGGATTCTCTACCAATAGTATTAGCTAGAGATAAAGGATCCTCAGGATCTATATTGGCTATACTATTGTCAATAGTAACCTCATTTTTGGGATCGATACATAATTTATCGATTGGCATTCGGGTTTCTACATTTGCAAATGCATGAAATGCCTTAGGATGAAATCCATGAACGTCATCAATAACAGGAGGATTGGAATAACCAAATAATTTGGCTATTGATGATACAGCATTTGCACCAATACTAGTTGCTTTTGCAAACGGTCCAATATATGGTATTTTACTCATCATATCAGCAACATGTGATACTGCAGTAGCTGGTCCAGATATAGTACCAGATCCTCTATCTTCATATTCATCACTTTGTAATGCTAAACCTGTAGTTGGTCCACTTAATTTGACATTTGTAGCCCAAGCATATACAGTAATTGTTATACCAGAACCACTAACTCCATTAGCGGATTGTAAAGGTGCAAATTCAAAGAATTCCATTTGGCCCATACCTTGAAATTGATCTGCAATCCCAATATCTAACCATGCACCAGTCCACAAAAATGGTAAAACCATTTCAGCCGTAGACATTCGTGATGGTTCCAAGTAAACTCCAGGAGCTTGACTTAGAGGTATGCGATTTTCAGGATCTGCAGTATTAATGCCAACTGGGAAGTGCATTGGCCGCCAAGCAGCTCGAACACATCCATAATAGAAGGGTGATGAATTAATAACAAATTTGAGATGTAAATCACACCTGATACGTGAAAAATTATCTAATTTCTTCTTAATATAAATATTATCAAAGAAAAGAAACCAAGGATTAAAGTTAGTAGCCAAAGTGACTCCTTCTACCCATGGTTCAGATACAATTCGTACAGGACGTGATAGATAATCACCTAAATCTGCTGCGGTATCTGTTTCAGGATCAAACGTATTGTTTAAGAAATTGCTCATATCAAGAGGTGGTATTACCTCAGCATCATCAAATTCAATAATTTGTTCTGTAACTCGGTCGCTCGTAACTTCAGTTGATACAATAACATCTGAAGATTGAACTTGTAATTGATTTTGTTTCACCTGTGTCAATAAACAGGTTTCATTTTGTGTTGTAATAGCGGATTGGTTATTTTAAGATGAACTACCATAAATCCATTAGATAGTTCAAGCTTTCACTCTATTTGAGCATCAACAAACTCTTATGTAAAAACATATTTCGGGGATCGCCCATGTAGATGAGAATGATGTTATCCATTCTTTATGTGATATAGAGTAAATTATAGCACATAACAGTGTCTATAACAACATTGGTTCTTTGGTTTATTAGACGTGATTCCTACGCCATTTTTCATCCACGTTCACGGAAAGCATCTGCTAGTTCATTCCAAGTTGGAAAAGGTTGATTGACATAGAATAACTCTAAATCAGCCTCCTTGACAATTTGCAAACACATTTCACGTTTTTGGTGGAATATGGTTTTACCATAATTGAAATATTCAAATACGGCATTATTTAACACACTAATAGCGTGTTGTTCTGGACATAATTCAGATGATGGTAAACATTTAGTTAATGATTTAGCAATAGAATCTTCCTCAATAGGACATTGGTAATCTCCTAATTCTGATTCATATCGCCAAGATCGTTTAAGAAATGAAGCATCTTTAATATGAATAAAAGGTACAGACTCAGCTAATTTATCAGCCATAGTGTACTTAACATTAACTTCACTTAAAACTTTTTGCATTACAGTGTGATCAAAGTTGTCAATATTTCTATTAACACCCATGATATTATCATCACCATAAGTCATCAAAGCAACATTATTCTTAAATTCATTTAAATCATTTCCAACAGTAGCCCATACATAGCGAACATATAATGAGTTAACCAAACCGTTAATGATAACGGTTAAAGGTTGTCCTGAAGGATTTGATCCAAAGAATTCAACTAAATCTCCATTGAAATCCATTACTGGAAAAGCGGTGTCATATGATATTCCTGTTACAATTTGCAAATCTTCTTTAGACCATCCACAATGTGTTAACACATTTTTGATGATTTCAAAAGCAGCCATAATAACTTGGGAACTCATATTTTTATCAAATTTAGAATAATCTCCAGCAATAATTCTATCTTCACCAAATTGGGTTAAATATCGGTAAATATCACCCCATTCCGAAGAAACTGGATTAGTGCCTGGAGCAGATTCAAAAATGAATTTGTTATTTTGTAAAACACGTGTAAATGTTAACAAATGCTTACGAACAACAAAACACCAAGGAGCATTCGCACCAGCAAATACTCGTGTTTTCTTACTATCAATTTTAGCAAAAGTAGTAGGCTCATCCTTAAGATGTCCTGTGAAAATGGCCATACATCTTTCTTTATTTTTGTATTTTGCCATAATTTCATCTACTTCATCATAAATTTCATCATGAAATTGAACATAGTCTTGCCATTGTCCAACGTGACCAAATTTATGTAAAAATTGATTTTTCTTTTTCTTCCATGGATATCCCATTGATGTATCACGCTTCATCTTATCAATGAATCGCACACCGGGAATACCATTTAATGTTGAGCTATCGTCTAATACAACGATTTCAGCTTTATCTTCTTTCGAAAGTGAGCTAATGATATCGCGTGTGAAGCTTTTAACACAAGCATCTAAAGTATCAGAACGCATTTTATATTGTTGTTGAACAATATCTAAAGCGCCAATACGCCATGGTTCCCAACCTTGCATAACAGGTTTATCAGTCTTAACTTCATAACCATGTTTTTCAACAATTTTGCGAATAAATGTATCTGTTACTTTTGAGGAGTGTTTAGCACGAAAGCCTGGTAAACTACCATAGACCTTAGCATTACCTGTTTCCATATAACGAAATACACTCTTATAATGTAGAGGTTCAATTTGAACTTCATTACCTTGAATATCACGTAATTTGGGTTTAGTAGGAGAAAACATACAGTCTATCCAATCTTGAATAGGTTCTAACATAGTCTTATTTACAGCTACTGCTGTAAACTGATTACGATTACCACCAGTCTGATGTAAACCTAAAATAACAGGACCAAGAGGAGTTGTTCCTAATATAACAGAGCCACAATCACCATTAACTGTATTTTCAACAATTGTTCCCATCCATGAAGAAAAATCTAAACTAAATGTATCTACATATACATTTTTACAAAATTTAACAGATTTGACAGCTAAATTGCGTGTAATACCTGTAGCAGTTTTTTGAATGAAATATCCATTGCAAATTGTATTAAAATTTTCATTGCTAAGAAATTCTATAATACTACTTTTAGGTGAGACACACATTATACGGAAAAATGCTATATCTAATTTAGGAAAACGACGAATCTCAGATTGAGTTAACAAAACTGAAACATTTTGCGTGATACCTTCCCGTACAGGGTTAGAAGTTACTTTTAACGTAATATCAACATCCTCAGGCAAATTATGATTATTGGTCATATATATATTACCACCTAAACACACCGCTCGGCCAATACGAATTTTGGCTCCACTAAGTGCATTATAATGTGATTCAATATATGCGCAATTTTTGGCAATTCTTTCTCGAACTACATGAATATCAGTTCCTTTTAGTGAAGACGTATAACGTCCAACATCAAAATCAGAAACTACATAATCATTGTTAACCCAAGGATTAGCTTTTTCATCGTGTTTAAATATTTTAGATGTATCTTGAGATTCATCATATCTAACTTTAGAGATTTCATTACCTTGAGATAAAACTCGGGAAAAATTTCCATATGTTTTATATAAAAATAAGATAAAGGGAATACATGCTAAAATAGCTAATTTCATTTTGTGCTTTTCATAAAATGCACGAGTGTAATTACCAAAACCATGCATAATGGTTTTAAGTTTATCACATTCATACTTCAAGCGTTCAAAAACGTCATATGCTGTAGTATTGACTTTATTGCGAATTTCATCTAAACGAGTGGTTACTTCTTTGCAGATTTGGCTTTTAACAGCTTTCACAACATAGGGTGAAATGTGTTTAATACCTGCATTAGCAACAGCTTGTAAAATAGGTTTAGAAATTTGTGGATTCGAGTACATAAAACCAGCTATTCCAACAGCCATAGTAGCTAATGTATCATAGCACTGCACATTTTGACATGTACAAGCATTTAATGGAATATAACACTGTTTGCAAATTTCAATATTAGCAAAAGATTTATCAGCTAACATAGCTTTCTTCTGTAAATCAAAGTGTTTAATAGTTAATTTACTGTATAAAGCTAGGAAAACATTGATATCATCAATTTTTTGACTTAATTCCAACGCACCAGACTGACTACCGTTATTTTGTTTACAAACCACGTTATAAATTTTAAATTCCCAATAATTAGGGTATTCAGTTTCACTTATAGGTGGTAGACTACTAGTATCTAGTACACGACTGCCTTCTTCAGATACTTTGTTAACACTATATTGTTGTTTTGGATAAACCTCAACGTAAAATTTAAAACGTCTTAAAATAGCCAGAGTATTTTCAAAATAAACATGAGCATTTAAGTGTTTTACGTTAGTGGTAGCGATAACTAATTTTGGTCTCAAAGGTGTTTTACCCTTATCTGCTAAATCAGCTTGAGGAGGAGTATATCCAACATTATTAATAATGTGTAATATTTCGTCCAAACTAATATCATCTTGTAAATTAGCTTTTCTAGCTGCAGCATCATCTAATTGGATATACCACATAGATGTGCGAAAACTAGACCAGAATTTTTCAGAGAAACATCGATTATATTTATATTCAGATGTAGCAGGTAAATTATGTAATTTTCCAAAATGTTGATACATGATAGAAGCTAAACTGGATTTTCCTACATTAGAGCCTCCATAAAGTAAAGCACCAAAAGGAGCTTCTCGCTCTTCTTGAGAAGCTTTACGTGTAAATTCTCCGGCTTGGATAACACGGATTTCAGATAATAATTTTTTAATCATAGCCTTTTCATCACCTGTTTTACCAGCTGGGGCATATTTTAAAATAGCGTCACCTTCTTCGATGCATCTATCAATGCGATTAAGTAATTCATGATATTCAACACCACAAGCTTCTGGGTTATGTAGTTTTTGAATATCTTCTTTAATAGAATATACTAAGTCAATCCATTGAGAATATGATTTTCCGGAGTGGATAATAGCATTCCAAGAACCTGTTTTATAAACATCATATAATCGTTCAAAAATAAATGTAAATCCATCTAGTACACAGTAAGCAAAACCTACATGACTAGAATATTTCAATTTATGAGCAAGTGCTGCTGCTTTAGTAAAATGGAATTTATCAAATTTGATACCAAAAGGTTCCAAAAATGCATTAGCCAACAAATAAAAGAAAATATCCTTAAGTTTAGTTAAAATAGGATGATTAATTCCTTGTTCAAACATAACAAAGTATTTTCTAAAATTAGAAAAAGGATTTCCATTTTCATCAGATTGAACTGATAAAGTGTCAATGTCTTCAGCAAACAAATTACTAATCATTTGACTCACTTCTTTAATAATAGCATTAACTTGAGATGCAATGGATTTACCACGTGTAATATGTAAAAATGAACAACAAGCCAAAATAGCTGCTTCTTTAGAATTAGCTATTTGAATTTGTCTAAATAAAATAAATGTAGCTTCGGTAATTTTCATAATATCATCAGAATTGATGTCTTTATGATAAGAATGTGAAGATATGTAGTGTTGCCACAATAATTTTGTGGCACCATCCATCCCACCTACAAAGTCAAGAGGACTAAATCCTCCTAAACCTATGTGGGTTTCAAGGTTGATGATATCATTATCATGAATATTATATTCAGCAAGAGCAATAGCTCTACGAGATAATGGTTTACCATTAAAATAACATGTTACTTTTAAAACACGTTTATTGGCATATGCTGGTTGTTCCTGTTGCCATGTGCGGATTTGCTTATCAACAAATCTATAAACATCTGCTGTTGAGAAAATGGTTAATTTAATCATAAAAGATGTTGTTTTCATGCGAACAAAAATTGTTCGCAATAGATCTTTCTCAACAATAGGTCGAGCTGCTACAAAGTGTTTAACAGTAGGTTGAATAACTTTCTGTTGTGTCCTATGAGGAGCAGGTTTTCTAATATCAGGTTGACTGTTAATTAGAGGTAAAAAAAGGCTAGACTTGTTAAGGTCTTCCTGGGTAAATCGTTTAAATGTGTTGACTTGCGTCGATTGTGTTTTTTGCGTATAAGCTTGAGACATAGTTTAAAGTTCGATATCCGACAATAAGACTCCAAAATCTTCCCTTGTCATTGGGGGGATAAGCGCATAATTTGCTTTCCTACTATAATATATATAAAATATAAATTTAATTTTTTCATAAGGTTAATTGGCCATCCTTCATTCATCCCGCGGAGAATGGGAGGTGGGATCTCACCAAATTAATAAAATTAAATTCATACTTTATATAGAGATTATTTCAATAGCATTGGTTTGTAATTTTTACAAACATACCTATAACATAGAATCTATATATCGTGTTGATTTTAGAGAATTTTCGACACCTTTTAGAGAGATTTCCGATCGATTGCGCGACCTTACTGACTTCCAAAATTAGTGCCTTAGTATAACCCTACTCAGGGGTAATATATGGTCATTAAAAACCTTCATACTATCGTGATGATACACGCCTTTTATACTAAGGGTTGTTTAAAACGCAGCTAGCGGTATAATGCTATACTAACTGCACGTCCGACTTGGACTATAGATTGACATATGTCACATCTAAATAAATAAGTTTGGGTAAAGTTTAACGATACTTTAAAACGCTCATTGTTATTTCACCTTAGAGCTGGTGATCTATTTTTACATCTTAGAGTGATGTTATGCAATATCAATAATGATATTGCGTAAACTCGTTTTTTACATCTTAGAGCTGATGTCTGGTTTTAAATCCCAGAAGATTAGAAATAATAGAAATGGTTTTTAGAAATCATTGACGTCACAAAGAGGGTACTAAGTAAGCCAAGAAGCAATGTATAATTTGAATAATATTCAAACTAAAAGTCATTAAAGGGGTATTTGAGCCAAGGAACAAGAGTTTCATTCAGAGGGCAAATAAGCCACGATAACAATTCTTTGATTCAAATACTAGTGTTTAGGAAACACAAAACCATAATACGGAGGATATAAATCCTCC